TGTTCAGGCGATAAACACCAACCCTATAAGCAAAAGATCAGACAAAGGCCGAAGCTATGACATAAGTGGGGACACTTACGTATGCCGTTAATGAAAGCCAATATCCCTCTTTATCTTGGGTCAAATCGTGCTGTTGACGAATTGGAACTCACAACTTTTAAACCAGAGTTACGTGATGGTTTTGTCGATGAAGGTAAAAGCATCAGGAAAAAACCAGGGTTAGAATTTCTTGTTGATTTGAGTGGAGCCCAGATTGATGGGTTATATTGGTGGGAAAAGCAGCAATTTGTCTTAGCCGTCACTGATGAAAAAATATTCAAAATTACTGATGAAACCGGAACAAGTGTTGATTTAACAAGTACAGACACTCCGGAGGCCGCAACAAAAGCATATTTTGCTGACTTTGGGACTGATGTATTTATGGCCAATGGTGGCCAAATTATCCAAATCCCAGCAGTCGGCACACCGACATACATAGCCGACGGTGATGCTCCAATTACTGTAAGTCATGTCGATGTGCTTGACCTTTACTTGCTTGCTCTTGAGACAGATACACAAAAAATATGGTATTCGGTTGTAGATGACCCGACTAGCTGGAATGGCGAATGGATATCAGCAGAGTCTATGCCTGATGATGCTAAGGCCATGCACGTGGCAAACAATCGTATCTATATATGGGGTACTGACACCTTGGAGATTTGGTACGATGATGGTGCAACTCCATTTGTAAAAGAGTTCGGGGGGCATATAAAAACTGGGCTACTCGCTCCACACGCCGTGGCTTATGGCATTGATACATGGTACTGGATTGATCATAATAGAAATCTTGTAAGGCTTGTCGGTAATCAGGTTGAGAATGTACCCGTAAACAATCCGCAAAGCCTCAGTCTGTACATGCAGGATTTTGAGACTGTTGATGATGCCCTCGCTGATTACCTTCCTGTCGGTGGTCGGCACTTCATCGTTTTAACCTTCCCTACAGAAGAAACAACAATACTTTATGACATAATCGCTAATACTTGGGTTGAGTGGAATAAGTGGTCAGAGGCCACTATGACTTATGGTAGATGGATCGCTAATGCCTTCACCTTTATTGATGCTTGGAATACAAGATTTGTTGGGGATAATGGCAAAGGGTTTATTTACAAGATGCGCCTTGATTATGCCCAGGAGGGGACATTTGACTACCTGGAAGACGATGCTCTTGATTTTATTCTTGATTCCGGCGGCGATACAATAAGCACATCGGCCAGCACTGAGGATTCCATTATCAGGCTGTTGATTAGAACGCCGAATATAAATCACGGGTCAATGAATTTAAGGAAGTTTAGCAGTAGGTACACGATAACCGCCAAGCGTCCATCAAATTTTGATGCATCAAATGTCACACTGAAACTTCGTTACCGTGACGATGGGGCAACTACGTGGTCGGATTATAGGGATGGGACAGTAACGGCAGTCGGGGAAACTCTTTTCCGTTTTACATGGAATAGAAATGGGATGTATTACGAAAGACAAATTGAAATTGTAAACGAAGATAACGCACCAATTCTGATAAGCGGTGCGCTTGAAGAAGTTTTCGAAATAGAGGCGTAAAATGGGCACAATACCAAGTTATCCAAATTTATCAAGCTTAACAGGTATAGAGGAGTTTGTTTGCGATGACGCAGGCACAACAAAAAATGCTACAAGTTATTTATTGACGGACAACCAATACACGGCTAAAGATGTTGCCGGTGGTATAGATGTAGTTTTGACGGCAGCCGAAGCATATAATAAGCGACTAAAATTCACAGGTATCATTACTGCTGACATCAACGTAACTATCCCTGATAATACCGAAAGATTGTATGTCGTTGAAAACGGTACGACTGGGGCATTTACGCTTACGTTTAAGACTGTTTCGGGGACAGGCGTTCTTGTGGGTAGGGGCGGTTCTGTCCTAGCCAGCAGTGACGGCACAAACATTGACACGCCTGATACTGAACGTGCCGGGGTGGTAAAATTATGGTCTGGAGCTATTGCGGATATACCGGCTGGTTACAACCTGTGTGATGGGTCAAATGGAACACCCGACCTCACGGACAGATTTGTATTGCATGCTGACGCAGATTCAGGCGGAACGAATGATGTTAACGACACAGGCGGGGCAAATACGCATATTCACACAATGGGAACACACCATCACAGCATAACCCATACCCATTCAGTCCCACGAACAGGATGGGGGTCAGTTGCAAGCTCAGTCGATGGGATACTTAGAACTGGCAGCGGTTCATCAGTAACAGGAGCATCAGCGAATAATACAAGCGGTGGTTCTTCAGCAGCAAACACAGGCTCTATCGACCCAGGAGACACTAATAGCGGCTCTAATATCCCAAAATTCTACGCACTTGCATATATAATGAAATTATAATGATTCTAAAAAAGCCACCATTAGAAATACCAGTTCTTGACAAAAACGGAACATTTACCGAGCCTTGGCGGATGTTCTTTAACGGCCTGTATCGTAGAAATGGGGTTATTGAGAATGGAGGGTACAGTCATTTCGAGACTGATGGAACATTGGTGATGGAGGGAGAAGCCACAGTGTGGGACGATTTAAGAGTCCCAGCGTCTAACACTAAGCTAAATCCAACGAAGAGTGAACCGGCGTTTGAAAGTTTCCGTGATGGGTTGTTTACTTTTAAATTCGACACATCTAATGCAGACGACGAAAGTATCCATTTTGTTGCACAGATGCCGCATAGTTACAAAGAAGGAACAGACTTGCACCCTCATGTGCATTGGTCTCCTGACAGCACAAACACAGGCAATGTTTTTTGGAGTTTCGAGTATTCCGTAGCTAATATTAATAGTGTTTTTGGTGCGTCAACAACTGACGAAATAACGGTTGCAGCAGACGGTGATCAATACGGGCATCAAGTGGACCCATTCACTGATATAGACGGAACCGGGTTGAGAGTAAGTCACATGATATTGTGCCGATTAACTAGGCGCAGTTCTTCGCAGGCGGCAGACACGTTTACAGGGAGCGCCTGTTTCCTGGAGTTTGATTTCCATTTCCAAAAAAACACTATTGGTAGCCGCGAGGAATACACAAAATGATGGTCAAATCATCTATGGATTGCGGCGTTTACGGTGTGGCAAATTTCAACACTGATGTTTCCCAGAAAGAACCTGAGGCATCTCTTACCGAAAAGCTTGAAGATGTCATGTTGGGGCACGACCAGGTAAAAATAACAGAACGACATATTTTCTCTGAAGGAATGTATTGTAAAGAAATCATAATACCGAAAGGTACTCTTGCCATCGGGCATGCACATACTGGTGATTTCATGCAAGCCATCACCAAAGGCAAAATGATAATGTATGCAGAAGGGCAACCGCCAATGATCGCAAAGGCTCCATTCATCGGAGTGGGGTTGCCGTTTAAGCGAAAGGTTGGCTATGCTCTTGAGGACACCGTCTGGGCA